GATAACAACTTAAATGTTGATGGAACTGCAACCGTTGATGGACAGATCATCTCTCAAGTATCTTCTGGTCCTGCTCTTGTCATTCCAACAACTGATAAGATCAACAACCTTAACGCAGACTTACTGGATGGTATGACAACTGCGACTGCTGCAACAGTCTCTACAGTTGTAAATCGTGACTCATCTGGTGACTTTGCTGCTAATCAAATTACTGCTGCTAGTGGCACAGGATCTGGTGCAGGTTTCTTAGGTAACGCATCTACTGCTGATGCATGGAAGACTGCTAGAACATTCACCCTTGCAGGTGTTGTTCAAGGTTCTGTATCTGTAGATGGTAGTTCTTCTCCAACAATCACAACAACATTTGTTGATGCTGATAGCACTGGTCTTGCTGCCATGTCTGGAACTGGATATGTTGTAAGAACAGGAACTGGAACTTATGCACAAAGAACTCTCCAAGTTACTGCATCTTCTGGTATTACTCTAACCAATGCTGATGGTGTTTCTGGAAACACTACAATCAACGTTGCTAGTTCAAGCACCAATTCTTCTAACAACCTCGTAATCAGAGACGGATCTGGTAACTTTGCTGCAGGAACTATTACTGCTGCATTGACTGGTAATGTTACTGGTCAGGTATCTGATATTTCAAACCATGATACTGGTGATCTTACTGAGGGATCTAACCTCTACTACACTGACGAGAGAGTCGATGATAGAGTCAATGCTCTTATCACTGCAGGAACTGGTATCACTAAGGCATATAATGATTCTGCAAACACATATACACTAACTGTAACTCAGTCCGATATCGATACTGATAACGTAACTGAAGGATCTTCAAATCTCTTTACTACTGCTGCAAGAACCAGAACTCATTTCACATATGGTAATGGTATTGCACTTGCAGGATCTGGTGAACTGTCTGTAACTCAGTCTCAAATCAACACTGATAACGTAACTGAAGGATCAACTAACCTGTTCACCACTGCTGCACGAACAAGGACACACTTTACTTACGGAACAGGTATTGCGTTGTCTGGTAGTGGTGAACTTACTGTCACTCAGGCAGATATCAACACTGCTAACATCACAGAGGGTAGTAACCTATTCTTTACTAATGCTCGTGCTGATGCAAGGGCAGACTTGAAAGTTGCTGCTGCAACTGGTGCAAACCTTGATCTTTCTTCTAAGTCTACTTCCGATCTTTCTGAAGGAACTAATCAGTACTACACTGAAGCAAGAGTTCAAACAAAACTTGATAATGCGTTTGAACAACTTAGAGCAATGCTCAACAACCTTGCAACTAGCACCACTCTGACTCTGAACTTGTCTGGTGATCCTACTCCTGGTGCAGTTGTTACCACTGGTGTTAGCGTCGGTGGTGGCGGTGGATTTACTGCAGGAACTGCAGTTGCAACCTCTGGTGCTGCATCTGGTGCATCTGGATTGACTGTTGACACTACGGTCGATGCTGATGGAAACATCACTGCTGCTGCAGTTAATGCAGGTGGTAGTGACTATCTGATTACAGATACAGTTACAATCACTAACGCCAACGCAGGTAAAGTATTATCATTCAACTTGGCAACCTTAGCAGGTGGATCAAATTATGTTACAGGAACTGCTCTAGCAACGACTGGAGGTTCTGGATCTGCAAGTTTGGTGGTAAATATTACTGCATCTGCAGGTGCGATTACCAACGTTACTATCAATGACGGTGGTACTGGTTATGCTGTCGGTGAAACAATCACTATCGTTCAAGCAACTGGTGCTGACGGATCAAACCCAGGATCAGGTGGTACAGTGAACATTGCTACCGTTGCAACTAATGCAACTCTGACTCTTACTGACATCACAACGATGGAAGTTGGAGCAACCGTTACTGGTGCTACCTCTGGTACTACTGGAGTTATCACTGCCCTAGGCACTAATGCCATCACTGTTGATAATGTTGACGGATTCTTCAAGAAAGGAGAAGTCGTCAGTGCTAATGATGTTACTGCTTTGACCATATCCTCTTTCGCATAATAACAAATGTCTGCTACTAGACCCGCAAGTAAAACAGAACTAAAAAACTATGCTCTTCGTAGATTAGGTTATCCTACGATTGACATCAACGTTGCAACTGAGCAACTTGATGATTTGATCGAAGAAGCAATCGATTACTATCAAGAGTATCATTATAATGGCAGTTACAAATCTTTCATTAAGATTGAAGTAACTGATGCAATTAAAACTGCTGCTCAAGCAGGTGCTCAGATTGGTTCTACAGCATGGTATGAAGGAACTGAATATGTTTCATTACCACCTGGTGTTCTTTCTGTAAACCATGTGTATTCTCAGATCGGTGCTTCCAGTATCGTCCCTGGAAATATTTTTAATATTAAGTATCAAATCTTTTTGAATGATATCTATGCTATGACGCATGGACACATCCTTCATTACTTCATGACTTCTCAATATCTTGAGACTTTGGATTGGGTCACCAACTCTCAGAGAGATCGTAGAGTCAGATTTAATGAGCATCAAGGTAGATTATATCTTGATATGGATTGGGCAGACTTGCAAGCAGGAGACTTCTTATTAGTGGAAGTACAAATGCGTCAAGACCCTGATACTTATACTGGCATGTATAATGATAACTGGTTGAAAGATTATGTTGAAGCATTATTCCAACAGCAATGGGGAAGAAACCTAAGTAAGTATGATGGCATTCAAATGCTTGGTGGTGTCACCTTAAATGGTAGACAAATTTTAGATGATGCTAGTCAGTTTAAAAAGGACTTAGAAGAGAATATCAGAACGACTTACGAAATTCCACCTCTAGACTTGGTAGGGTAAACCGACATGGCAATCACCAACACTCCCGCACAGGATTATGTACAATCGGACTATAGCAACAGTGCTAGACTTAATATCAATGGGTCTGCACAAGAGCAGAAGTTCATCGAAAACCTTATCGTAGAAACTATTGAAATCTATGGGCAAGACATTTACTATGTTCCGAGAACGCTTGTCAACCGCGATACAGTCTTTGGAGAAGACTCGGATTCAAAATTTGAAAGCGCGAAAGCTATCCGAGCATATGTCAATAATGTTGAAGGATGGGAAGGACAAGGTGAGTTACTTAGCAAATTTGGAATCCGTATCGAAGACAAGACAACTTTTATATTCTCCCGTGAGAAATTTAAAGAGCATGTTGACGACTCTACAGTCCTTAACGTCGAAGGGAGACCGAACGAAGGGGACTTAATCTGGTTTCCAGTAACAAAACATTTATTTTCAATCAAGTTTGTAGAGGCAGAAAAACCTTTCTATCAACTTGGTAAGGGTTATGTATGGGAATGTCAATGTGAACTCTTCGAGTACAGCGACGAAGAAATCAATACTGGTATTACAGATCTGGATGCTATCGAGACTGCTTTTGCAAATGCAATCACGGTTGGTCTCGTAGCAGGAGGATCTGGTACGTTTACTGCAGGTGAGACTGTAACTGGTGGTACATCTAATGTTACTGCTGAAGTTAAGTCCTTTGATGTAGGTACTAGAACTCTTATCGTTATCAACAGATCAGGAACCTTCCAGGTCCCTGAGACGATCACAGGTGGCACTAGCAGTGCATCTTGGACAACTGCTACATATAATACTATCAACAATACTAATTCAGAGTACGATCAAAATAACGACTTCGAGACTCTTGATAATGATATCATCGACTTCACTGAATCTAACCCATTCGGAACTGTCGGATCTATTACTGATGGAACAATCTAATGTTAGGAACTTATTCATACCACGAAATCTTTCGTAAAACTATTGTTGCGTTTGGAACTTTATTCAACAATATTGAACTTCGTCGTCAAGATGAAGTGATGAAGGTGCCTTTGGCATACGGACCAAAAGATAAGTTCCTGGCGCGTCTAGACCAAGTACCTGACCCTACAAACAAACGGGTCCAAATTACTCTACCCCGTATCGGGTTTGAGATCACTGGTGTTAACTACGATTCTGCTAGAAAAGTATCACCCACACAAAAGATTAAAGTAGCAAGCACCAGCACAAAAAATAAAAATGTTTTCATGCCTGTGCCATATAACATAGGTTTTGAACTAGCAATCATCTCTAAAAATCAAGAAGATGGTTTGCAAATCTTAGAACAAATTTTACCAGTATTCCAACCTCATTATAATCTTGCAGTTAAGTTGCTGCCTGAGATGAGCGAGATCAGAGATATCCCTATTGTACTAAACAATATTGACTA